TTTGCGGAACTTCTTACAAATATGAATATTCCGTACGTCTTAAACCAGTCTAAACATTTCTTTAACACTAAATACGGCAAAATCATTTTACGTTCAATGTCGAACCCCGAACGCATTGTAGGCTACGAGGTTGGATATTCGTTAATTGACGAAACAGATATACTTTCAAAAGACGCAATGACTGATGTATTTGTTAAGATAATTGCGAGAAACCGCTGCCAGTTACCAAACGGCGACAAAAACAAAACTGATGTAGTGGGAACTCCCGAAGGTTTTAAGTGGGCTTATGAGTTTTTCGTTACCAAAACAAAGGCAAACAGAAAAATGATAAAGGGCAAAACCTTTGACAATCCATTTATACCAGAAGAATATATTGAAACTCTTTCAGATATTTACAGTCCGCAACAACTTGAAGCTTACCTAAATGGTGAATTTGTGAACCTAACAAGCGGTAACGTTTACCACCACTTCGACAGAGTAGAAAATCATTCAAACCGTGAAATATTAGCTAATGAAGTTCTACATATTGGAATGGATTTTAACATTACCAAAATGAACGCAGTAGTGCATGTCATTGACGGCAATATTAAAACAGCAGTTGCAGAAATTGTAAACGCTTACGATACTTTTGAAATGGTTTCTTTAATTCAGTCAAAATACGCTGGCCATTCAATCGTAATCTATCCAGATGCAAGCGGCGACAATAGAAAGTCAAGCGGGAAGAGTGATATAGTTGTTTTAAGAGATGCGGGTTTTACGATTAGAAAACAATCTAAAAACCCTTTCGTAAAAGACCGAGTAAACGCCGTTAATGCTGCATTCAAAAATGCAAAAGCCGAACGGGTATATTTTATCAATACAAATAATTGTCCTATATTTACCGAAGCAACCGAGCGACAAACGTACAAAAATGGAGAGCCCGACAAAACGACGGGATTTGACCACATAACCGAAGCCGCAGGTTATTTTATTTATACACAACGCAAAACACCGATGTTACTATGAGAAATAAAGAAATTATTTCAGACTACATGAAAGAGGAACAAGTTAGCGGTGAAGTGCTCCCGCCATACCAACTGCATTGGCAAACAATGCAGTATTTAGAATGGTTGGAAAAAAAATATTTGCAATCAAAAACAACTAAACTTATTAACACTTTATTTGTTGGAAAAATAGTTGAAGAAATCGGATTTGATAAAACAACTGAATTATTAAAAAAAGCAAAAGAAGCTTTTAAAGATAAATAAATCATGACACAAAAAGAAACCCAAAGAATGCATTTACGCAGATTCTTTCCGTATTTGAAAATTGAATACCGAAAGTTAGACAAAAAGGAATTGAGAAAAAAAGAAACTTTAAAAGAATTATTTGGCGATGCAGAAACAAACTTGGAAAAGCTTAAAGTTGTTTTTAATTATCAAAATCTTTTATAAGATTGACGTAACATTTAAAAATGTAGGAAGGTTTATAGACCTTGAAACATTTATAAAAGATGAGGATGACAAAGCATTCATAAAGGCGACCGTAACGCCTCGCCTTTGGTTTATGACTATTCCAGAGTACGTTCAGTGTTACGCAGTCGCCCTTTATATGATAGAATCGCAGGAAGTAAAAGTTGATTACGATTGGATTTACAACCCCCCAAAGTTCCCAAGTAACGGAAAAATAACGCAAGGTAGTATAGAGCGTGAAAACTTTTCTTTAACTTACGGTGGGTATACCGAAATGGTGTATCTTTGTGCTATCTTTGAATCTGTTAGCCCAAAAGTTATATTTGGTTATGAAACGAAATACTTTTTATTTTGGTCGCAATATTTACTTAGAAAAAGAACGGTTGAAAATTTAGAATAATATGAACGAATTATATTTATTAACGAATTTTTTAGTTGAAAAGTTTGGAGAAAATGACTTGGTTAATACTATTACTATGGTGGAGACAAAGCACCTTGACAACAACAAAGAAAACATCTATTGTTTAGTGAACATAGACTATTTAGAAAGTGAGACTTTGCCAGATGCAATAATTTCTACTTTTTTAATTACAGTGGTTCAGCAGAGAGATATAAGACCTCAAAAGACAGATAGTAAATTAAGACTAGATACAAATCTAGTTGATAATTGGGCAGAAACATTATCGGTTATTTCTAGGTTTTTGAATCAGATGCGAAGTAATATATATTTTGAAAATCACATTGAATTATTCAACAATACGCAATCCAGAAAGCTAGAAAATTTTAATAAAAACGGACTAGATGGTCACCAAATAACGATAGAATTAGCAATGCCAAATCTAGGAAGTGGATGTTAACGACAACCGAAATAAGAGTAATTGCGCAAAAGATAGTTAATTTATCAAAAGCTAGCTCAAATCGAGATACAGGTTTTTTAAGACGTTCTATTTCGTACACAGTTGAAAAGGATGTATTTATATTTGTAGAGGTTTTTTACGGACAATTTGGAGCGGACAGACCAAGCGGAATAAACTCAAAACTAGAAGCAAATGCAAGGCGTTTAATGCCAAGTGGCGTAAAGTGGCGAATGAGATATACTGATATTAATAGAAGCGTATTAGAGGAGGGAGGTGTTCAAACAGGTAGAAGTTCAATTAATAAAATAACTGACATTATTGGAAGGCAAAGCACAACAGCGGTAACCGCGCTAATTAATAAAATCAAAGGTTTTGGCAAAAAGAAGGACTAGAGCACAGATTGACGCTGATAAAATTATTAGAGGTCAACTTATGGACTTAGGCGAAAAGATTTACCAGCAAGCTCGGGAAAGTTCAAGAGTTGCCGAAGATTCGTATTATTTGACAGATAGAGTAGGGTCAAAGGGTAGTTTAAGAAAGGCGGGTGGAACGTTAAGAGATTCCGTAAATTACAAACCTTTGAGCGATACGGTTTTGTTAGTTGTTCAAGTTGATTACGGCAAATGGAATTATCCAAAAGACGATAACACGAAAAGAACATATAGCGGAAAAGATATTGTAATTACAGAAGGAATGAATGCTTTACAACAAGCAATTAACGACAATGTAGATGAAACGACAAATTTAATAGTGGGTGAAATAATGGAACAAATAACAGGAGATTATGATAGTTAAGAAAATTGATATTAATCACACGGCAACGATATTATCATTATCGAAGTTTATAATTTACTTTACCGATACCATAACAGGTATTCCAAATGTAATATCTGTTATAAATCAAACAGGAGGTTCATTGTCAGCAACTGGATTTAATAATTATTTTGTTACAAACGCTTTATTTGATGCAAATTTATTTACCGCACAAGTTACGGGTTCGTCTTCTTTTAGTTTTCAAGGCAAATTAGCAAATATAAATATTACAGACTACAAAGGGCTTAACAGTTCAAACATTGAAATATTAAGTGGTTTTACCTTTACAATCACAAACGTTACCGTGCCAGACGTTGCACCCGTTCCGCCCCCTTTACCTTTGGATGTTCGCACACCAATCGACAATGAAAGTAAAATCAAGTTTATAAACAGTCCGTTATTCATTCGGGAGACCGCAACAATTACAACTAAATCAATTAGGGTAAATCTGTATATTTGGGATGGATTGCAAAATCAAGTCATCAACCAACCAACTGTCATTTTAACAAAAGACAAAGTTAGTCAGTTAGATAGCTACATATCACTAGAAATTTCAGACTTAATCAAACCGTTTATAAGACCAAAGTTTGCGTACAACAGAGCCTCACCGCCTGCAATTACAAACCAAGGCGTATTTATTCAAGCACAAGTAATTTCAATTAATTTTGATGGCACTCAAACAAGTAGATATACAAACACTTTCTTTTGTACGCTAGGTTATCGTTGGAATTACGAGCAAAATTTAATTGGAAATAACGGCGTCGAAAATTACGGTGCAAGCGGTTTTATCGTGCCAGTTGAAAAATGGTTCAATCCAAAAATCCATAACTACTTTGACCAAACTTTTAATTTTACACGAACGGTTGCCGAAGCTACAACTGCAAATGTCATTAATTACATTCCATTAACGCCAACAAAATTACGATGCACACTAGATCCTTGTTTAATTATTTTTATAAATAAGTTAGGCTTATGGGAATCATTTACGCCACACGGAAAGAAAACAGCAACGGTAAAAGTCAAGCGAACTGTAAGCAATATTTCACATCGTGACCCGTCGCAAGTTGACAACACTTTTATTCATTCAAAACAAATAACTTCAATTGATGCGGAGCAGTCGTATGTTATAAACACGGGGTCGCTAGATGAAAATATGACTTCGATAATTGAGGAGTTAATATATTCGCCAATTGTTTATTTGATTAACTTTAAAGGAGATTTTGAACTTGTTACAACGGTTGGGATTACTATTGATAATGCAATTGTAAGTATCGATAATACAGATATTTCAATAGACAGCCAAAGCATTACGGATGAAGCAATCGGATTCTTTAAAACGCACCAGCAAATCCCCGTTGTGATAACCGACGAGGATTTCACACGTAAAACAAGGCTAAACGATAGAATTGCAATTGATTATAATTTGAAATTTGACGAAACGAATAATAAGATAAACAACATTCGATGATAACAGAATTATTTGTTTCTTTAGATGGCTTAAATTATAGCAAATTAGACTTAATTAAGGATGAGAGTATTCCAATGCGGTACACTTTTAAAGATACGCAGGACATTGCAAAGATATTTTCACCCTATTCTCTCAATTTTACCTTCGACGCAACGCCTAATAATCTAAATTCATTGGGATATTTTGGCAATACCGACGTAATTAAGTCATCCGATTTGCGAAAAGTACGTGCAAAAGTCTATGTAAACAGCATTTTAAACCAAACGGGGCTGTTAAAACTAGAGAAAATAGTCTACAAAATGGGTAAACCGTCCGTTATTACTGCAAGTTTTGCTACAAATATGACAAATTTAAAGGACATAATTGGAGACGATGCTATTAATAATATTGGAAGTGCTATTGTCGACTGGAATCCCCGCAACGTTTACGATTCGTTACAGGCAATTACGTCAGGAAACATAGAAGGAGTGCCTTATAAGTGGTTCACACCTTTAGCTTCAACGAATCGAGTGATACAATATGATAGCACGCCCGCAAGTACGGCACTAGACAACGTGTTTTTTGTTCCATCAAATAGTCCAACGTCAAACAAAGTTCTAAAAGCAAACGAATTAAGACCCGCTATTTCATTTAGCACGGTTGTAGAATTGATTAAAAAAAAATACGGGTTGCTAATCGTTTCACCTCTCGAAAACGAAACGGAATATAAAGATGCTTACATTTGGTGTATGGGTAAAACCTTTGGTAGTAAAACACAAAGCACTTTTGATATTACGGCAATACAAGTTGATACCGCAGTTTCTTTTAGTAATTTTATCAGGTTTTTTCCAGCAACAAACTCAATTAAAATAAATTACGATCCTAATCAAAATTTTAGAGACACATTGCAAACCGTCCGAC